GGAAGGCAGCGGTTCATTGGCGATCCGGTCGTCGCTGCCTCGCTCAACTGCTGGTCGCTGTGCCGGTCGTCGCTGCTGCCGCTGGCCGAAGTCGTGCGGCGGATGCGTGCCGTGGACGACGACGTGCCAGACTATGCGGCGATTGTTAGGGTATCCGAACGCTACGAGATGGCGAAGCGAGTTGAGGACCGGCTCGATTTCACTGACCTGTTGGCCCGGTTCGCCGGCCTACGAGTCGATCCGGTCCAGGGCGTGTCGCGGTGCGAACCGGAGGGCTATCTGCCGGCGGTCGAGGCGTGGCTGTTTGACGAGCAGCAGGACGCCAGCCCACTGCTCGATCTGGTCTGCAAGAGGCTCGTATCGGCACCGAGCGTGAAGTGGTGCTACGTCGTCGGCGATCCGTTCCAGGCGATCTACGGCTTCGCAGGATCGTCGGCGGCTTGCTTCCTCGGCTGGCCCGCCGCGAAGGAACGGACCATGCCGAAGTCCTACCGCTGCCCTGCTCCGATTCTTGAGCTCGGCGAGCGGTGCTTGCGGAGGATGAAGCGTGGCTACTTCGATCGCGGCGTCGCGCCAGCGGATCATGTCGGGTGCGTTTTCGAGGCCGATGACCTCGAAAAACCGATCAGCATCGCCAATCCGAATGAGGACTGGCTTTTTTTAGCGCGTACTAACTACCACGCAAAACGCATGATCGCAGCCCTGCACGTGGCCGGAAAGCCGTGCCGCTGGGTGAAGTCGCCCGACGGAGCGACGAACCGAGGCGACGGGCTCAAGGCGCTCTTCGCGCTGGAGCGAGACGAGCCGATCAGTGGCAAGCAGTGGGCGCACGCGCTCGAACTCCTCCCGACGACAAACAAGGACAAGCAGCCGATCCTGACACGCGGCACAAAGACGCGCTGGGCGAAAGAACACTGCGACGATTGGGACACGATCTTCGCGTCCGACCTTTCCAGCGTCGGAGTCGCCGAGGCTGGCATCGATGCGATCCGGTCTGGCTCGTGGTGCTCGCTGGTTGATCGCGGCGATCAGTGGCGGCGGCAGGCCGTGGCGTGGGGGGCCGAACTCGCGGCGAACCCTCGCATCCGCGTCGGAACGATTCATTCGGTCAAAGGTGCCGAGGCCGACAACGTCGCCGTGCTGACCACGATCGGCTCCCGCGTCGAGCAAGGCATGGAGAACCCTGACCAAGCAGACGAGGAGCACCGCATCGCCTACGTCGCCGTGACGCGTGCGAGACGGAATCTGTACGTCGTGAACGAGGGCAAGGCCGGAAGGCGTGTGCCGCGCATGGAGGTGTTGTAATGGCCCAGTGCATCATCTACGCGAGAGTTAGCACGCGGCAACAAGCATGGGGCCACGGGCTTGCAAGACAAATCGAATGCTGCTCTTGGAAGGCAAAAGAAGACGGCGCATGGGTGCGCAGCGTTTACGTTGACATCGCTAGCGCAACACGGCCTCGCAAACTCAAAAACAGGCAACGTGCGATCCAAGAAGCGAAGGAAAACAACTGCGCTATCTACTTTGAGTCCGTTGACCGCTGGACAAGGTGTTCGCAAGACGACTCGCTAGAAGAGCAAGGCCTGTCTCTGGTGTCTTGCGATGAAAACGCAAGAAGGCTTGAAGCAAACATCGCCGCTCTATTGGAGGCAGTGAAATGATTGACCTCTACGAAACCACCCTCGTCTGCTACCGCTGCTCGGCGTCGTCGTGGGAGCAAGTCGGCGAGTTCGTCCCGATGAAGGGGCCGCGACAGGACGTTCTGGCGTGCGCGTTCTGCGGCGTTCGGATGCGGGTTGATGCCGCAGTCCGGTCGGCTGCGGCTGAGCCGCGAGCCGACTGGGCAGAGTTCCGTTTCCAGTACGGGCGGTTCAAGGGCATGACGATCGCAGAGGCTGACGCCGAGCCAAACGGGCGGCGATATCTGGAGCACCTTCGCGACACGAACGAGAAGTTGAAGACACGCATCGAGGAATACCTCGCCGCGTCCTCGGCGTAGCGGCTGCAGTCATCGGCCGCATGGATCGCCAAACCGTGAGAGGCGACGTATCCACGGAACCCAGTAGCCGCCCCGCCGTGAAGCTCCAGCACGGCGGGGCGGTTTGCTTGACAACGACTGTCAAGTGGCGGCATGAGCGTCGCTACGCTGGCACGAAAGCCGCAGTGGCACGATGAGCCTCTCGGCCCGTCGGAGAATCCATTTTCTACCAACAAGGTCACCGGGCATTCGCTGAACTTCCCGATCATCGGGACGTGCACGCCAACGGTCGTGTGTTCCGATACGTGCTACTTCGCCCGTGGCCCCGCGACTTGGACGGCGAGCTTGGCAAAGCAGCATCGGCTCTTGAACTCATTGCGTGCCGATCCGCAGAGGCTCGCCGGTCGCATCGCTCATTGGTCAACGCGGCTGCGGCTCACGTTCATCCGCTGGTGCGGCGGCGGCGACCTCGTAGCCGAGACGCCAGCCTGCATCGACGCCGTGGCCTTGATGCTTCCAGGCGTGCCGCAGTGGGTCGTCACGCGCAAACCTGAGATCGCTTCAACGGTTCAGCCTCGCGACAACGTCTACGTTCACTTTTCGGTAGATCGGGCATCGTGGGCAAGGCTGGAAGAGTTTCGCGTGGTGGCTCCTCGCGGCTTGAAGTGGTTCTGGTCGTACCAGTGCGATCGAGGAGAGTCTCCAAGCGACGACGTTGCTCCTGTCGTGTTTCGGCATGGCTATGACCTTGACGGATCGCAGCCGATTGCGAGAGACTGCCCGCTCAATCTGAGCGAGTCGATTGTTCGGGTATGTGAATCATGCCGTCGCTGCTTCAACGGCGACGCTGTTCAAGGGGCAACGGAATGCCACGGGAATCCAGCATCGTCGCCGCGATAGTTCGGGAAGCCAAACAAGCGGGGTGGTGGGTCATGAAGATCCACGGCGGTCCGCATCAGTTGGCTGGCGTCCCCGACCTGCTCTGTCTTCGACGCGGCAAGGCGGTGTTCCTGGAAGTGAAGCAGCCGGGCAAGAAAGCCACGCCGCTGCAGGTCGCACGCATGAGGGAGATCGAGACGCAGGGAGGCGCACCATGCAAGGTCGTTACGTGTCGCGAGGAGGCGATAGCCGCTCTGTCCTAGGCTTCAAGATTCCTGTCGATCGCGAGCCACCGGCTCCGACGCCGCTGGATGAAATCATGTCAGTCATGTTTTTGGAAAGCGCACCGTGGGTGCAATCGAGAATCAAAAAACTGCGGTTGTCTGGCAGGCTCGTGCGCGGCTGGACACCGCCGACAGTGCCGGACCCGTGCGCCGCTTCGCCCGTGGAGGATTTATGAGTGCACCGCTTCTGCTGTTCGTCTCTCTGCTTTACTGGGCAGTCGCGATCGAGCAGTGGTGGAAGGGAAGCCCAGCCGGGTTCGTCGTGTGGGCGAGCTACGGCGCGGCGAACTGGGGACTGATGTGGATGACGAGGTGAGCAGCACAGCGATCCCGGCGGGCAGGCGGCGGAAGGATAAACCGCGCGGCCGAACCCGCCGGGGTCGTCTGTTCTCAATTCGAGAACTGCGAAACAGGACACTACACGGTCGCGAAACGGTGCAGTGAGAACACGGAAGATCAGCAGCGGCCACCGGAGGACTCAACCATGACACATGACGTAGCAGGGCCGTCCGTTGCATCGCTTGGTTCTAAGCCGCTCACATTCGGGTCGCTGTTCGCTGGTATCGGCGGCTTCGACCTGGGCTTCGAGCGTGCCGGTATGGTCTGCAAGTGGCAAGTAGAGATAGACGATTGGGCCAGCCGGGTGCTGGCGAAGCACTGGCCGCACGTTCAACGGTGGGGCGACGTGCGGACGTTTCCGCCTGGGCGGCCGGATGAATGGAAGGTTGATGTTATTTGTGCTGGCGTTCCGTGTCAGCCGGTGAGCCATGCTGGAAAACAGAAAGGCGTTGACGATGAGCGATGGATGTGGGGGGAAGCCCTCAGAGTTGTTGCGGACATCGAACCAACTTTCTTTGTGGCAGAGAACCCCATTGGCATTCTCAACCATGATGGAGGCCGTGCGTTTAGAGGCGTGCTCGGGGCGCTGTCCTCGGTCGGGTATGTATGCGAATGGGACGTTATCGCCGCTTCCGACCTCGGAGCTCCGCACCGACGAGAAAGGGTCTGGCTTGTGGCCTACGCCAACAGTTTTTCACGCACTGAGAGGCAACCACGACGAGCCGATAGCGGTCTACATTCGCCGCGTGAAAGATCACCGAGAGGGAAAGACGAAGGGCAAGCCCGGCCCGTCGCTGGGGATTGCGGTTCGTATTCGCGAGGCGGCGGCCCCTTGGATCAAGTGTCCTTGCTGCGAGGACTACTTTTGCACAATCCACTTCGATCACGTTCACGACTGCCGTTGCCCTCCGATAGAGGAGTGGGAGTCGAGCCCGTACAAGCCTCGGATCATGTGGCCGACTCCGACAGCGCGGGATTGGAAAGGTCCGTGCTGGAACACACCAGCGAGAGACTGCCTCGACCATGCAGTGGAGCGAGGAGAGACAAAGAAAAAGAAGTTTCCGAAGCCGCCGCAGGATGGTGGGAGGCTGAACCCGACGTGGGTCGAGTGGCTCATGGGGTTCCCAATCGGGTGGACCGATTGCGATGCCTCGGAAACTCCATCGTGCCCCAAGTAGCGGAAGTCATCGGGCGAGCAATAGTTGAGGCGGCGTAGGCTTAGAACTTGTGTTTCTACGGTCCGTATAACCCGCCGCTTCCGTGTATCACGCTAACTGCAAGGCTACTAGCCTCGCGTGCCATGATCGGGCATGCGACTCCTGGCGACTCTCATCGCCGTGTCGGCCCTCGCGGCGTCTGCCGCCACGATTGACGAGTCGAAGGGCGACGGCCGCTACCTCGAC